CCATCGGGTGGTGGGGCCATATTAGGAGGAGGGTTATCCATTTCATTAACTAATTGCTTTTCAAACTTTTCTATAATTTGTAAAAACTTCATATTTTATTTGATATATCAGATATACGTTTAGATATTTTACCTAACATAGCTCCGTAAGCTTGATCCATTTTTTTCTGCGGATCTCTATTAAAAAACATGCCACCTTTTGCTGATGTAGATAATTTTTTAGCCATATTAATAGCACCTATAGTCTTTTGATCCAATCCCATTGCAGCTTCATCAGATGTTGGTTGTTGTGTTTGTTGATCGTCTTCTTCCTGTGATTCTTTAGTAGAATCATATATTACCTTTTCTTTCAAAAGTTGTTTAATAACGCTATTAGCTTTATTTGTGAATGCATCCATGTTATTATTTATTAAAACATGATCTGTTTAGTTTTGAATCGATTTAAGTAATCATTACTGAGAAACGTTAATTCATTACGTTTTGCAAATAGTTTAATCTTTTCAAATGTAAAGTTTTTATTACCTACAGTTTTAACTTTTTGCATACTTGCATCAATAATAGAAGTTGTTGGTGTATTAGCAGTAATGTAAACAACTCTAATAGGTAACATATTTTCTAATTTGGATACTAATTTAACTAAAAAATTTATTATTTCTAAACTATCATAAAATTTACATATTTCAGTTTGTTTATTAAATTCACTATCACTTAATAATAATACAGGCTTACTATTAGTTGACTTATTTAAAATAGTTTCAGTTATTGTATAAATTACATGATGATAAAATAATTTTTTAATATCCTTCTGTATTAACGGTTTATCTAAAAGTTTATATGTTTTTAAATCTTTTAATATTTTTAAACTTATTTGACTAGAAAATAAATCATTTAAATTAATTAATGTTATATTCTTATCAGGTAACTCAATAATAGTCATAAACTAGTTTATTGTTGTTCCAATAATAGTTTAGGCGCTCTACCAATACGGCAGTTTATAATACCATTATAAAATCCCGGTTTTAATAACACATCATTATCAAATTGTAATTTGGCTTCAAAATATGCTAATTCAAATTTACTTTGACAAAACCTTATAATTTCAAATATAAATTTTTCTTTACCTAATTTAACTATATCTTCATTAACATCATTAGAAGATGAAGTATATGTTTTCCAATCCGTCTCTATGTCAAAGTGTCTTTTGTTTTTTCTTCCTTTAAGCGGTTTAAGTTTTTTAACGCTTTTAATCTGTTTTTTACCAATGTATCTCTTACCTGTGACTGTATTAGTGATAATATAAATAAAACCGTAAGGCAGATTAGCGGTATCATATTTTAAAGTTGTTTGCCAGTGGCCTAGTTCCATTATTTCTTTTTGCCAGATTTACCTTTTTTAGGAAATCTGTTTTGTATACTTAAGTTACGCCTGGCTATCTTTCCACCAAATATTGATTTTGGTATTCTATAATCACCAGTCGCATAGGTGTCAGTACCAGTAGTACCGGTTGCGGTACCATTGGTGTACATTGATGGGCTATTACCAAGTGCTCCCCCTGTACCTGCAGTATTAGGTGTTGTAGCTACATAATTTGGCCCATCTTCGTTTAATACTTTTTTAAAAAATTTAGAATACATGGTTGACTTAGTTATTATAGTATTTATAATTGTTTGATGGAGATAGTAGAAAAGTACATAAAAGAAATTGAAGAAGATTTAAAGATTGATGAATTCAATATTAAAGAATCATCTCTAAAAACTCCTGGTCGTAAGCATTTTTGGGTTAGCAGACTTATAAATCATAAACGTAATCTTTATTTTTTAGAACAAGAATTAGAAAATACATCTAAAAAATTAGTTAATGAAACTAAAGAAAAATCTCCAGTAGCAATATCTTCCGTTACTTTACAAAATGCAGTAGCAGAAAGTGATATAATAAAGGAATTAATATTAAAAATAAAAGAAGAAAAATTTATAATAGAGTTGTTAGAAAAAACAGAAAAAACGTTTTCATCGCTTACATATGATATAAAGAATATAGTAGAAATAATGAAACTTGAACAAATGTAATGATAACGTTTGAATATTTTCCTAATAAAAAACAATGTAGAATCATCTCAGATAAGTTTGATGAAATAAGAGAACATTTTAGCGTTAAAAACGACAATGCATTTTTTATGAGAAAATTTAGAGGAGGTTTTGCTCCCTCTAGAATTTATTGTATTACACCAACAGGTTTGTTTGAACCGGGATTATTTTATGATATATTAAGGTATATAAAAAATGTATACCCTAATGAAGAAATAAAAAGTGATGATACTTTAAAAAATGTAGTTAAACCTACTTTTCAAAACCTAGATGTATGGGATAATTTAAATTTAAAATTAAGAGATTATCAGCAAGATATTGTAAAACAATCTTTATCTTTTGGTAGAGGAATAATAAAAGTGGGTACTGGAGGAGGTAAGACTTTAATAACTGCTTCAATTTTATCATCAATTTATAAAAATAATTTAAGAGATAAAATGTCTTGCTTATTGATAGTTCCAGATTTAACTTTAGTGGATCAAACTTATAATGATTTTCTTAATTATGGGGTCCCTTTTTCAATTACAAAGTGGACAGGTTCTCATGAACCTAAATTTGAAAGTTCCGTTATAATTGCAAATATGGGAATATTACAAAGTAGATTTGATGAACAAAAATGGCTTTCAAATGTAGATATATTAATTATTGACGAGTGTCATAAGCTCAAAAAAGGTAATAAAATAGGAAAAATTATTAGTTCCATAAAGACTTTCCATAAATTTGGCCTTACTGGAACCCTTCCCGACACAAAAATTGATGAGTGGAACATTGTAGGAAAAATAGGAAATGTATTTTATGAAAAGAATTCCTATGAATTACGCACAGAAAGTTACCTTACAAATGCTGAAATAAAAGTTATAAACATTAGTTATAAGGATAAAGTACATTATAAACCCGATCAAAACAAATACAAAAGTGAATTAGATTTTATATACCATAATAAGTTCCGTAATAATATTATAAAACAGGTATGTGAAAAGTTTAAAAACAATGTACTCATTATGGTAAATCATATTGCTCACGGGGAAGCTTTGTATACGTACATAAGTACCCATTTACCTGATCGTAAAGTGTACTTTATACGTGGTGAAGTTGATGTGGAAGAACGTACACGTGTTATAAAAGAAATGGAAACGTTAGATAACGTTGTATGTATTGCAATTAGTGCTATATTTTCAACAGGAGTTAACATAAAAAACTTACATATGATAGTTTTTGCTTCAGGTGGTAAAAGTTTTATACGTATTATACAGTCTATAGGTAGAGGCTTACGTTTAAATCCAAATAAAGATAAATTATCTATAATAGATCTAGTAGATAAATTAAAATATAGCACTGAACACGCTACAAGACGTCAAGAAATATATGCTTTAGAAAAAATACAATATAATACTTGGGATATAGTTGAAAATTAACAACTATAATATATTATTTAGGTATGGCTAAACGAGGTCCTAAACCTAAGAAAACTGAATATTATATTGACCCAGCTGTTTTTAAGCAACAACTTATAGAATACTATAAGGATAGTAAAACTAATGAAAGTGTAATAGCTGAGTCAGTTAATAAAATAGCTCAAGGACTTAGTTATTCATCTAATTTTATTAATTACACATATAAAGATGAAATGATAGGAGATGCTATTGTAAAAATGTTTACAGCAGTTAAAAATAAAAAGTTTAACGTAGAATCAGAGCATAATCCATTCTCTTACTTTACTACAATAGCTTTTCATGCATTTATTAATCGGATAAAGAAAGAAAAAAAGCATACTGAAGCGTTAAATGAATATAGAAGCAGGTTTTATGAACAGGAGTTAATGGAAAGCTCTGATGCTAATATTTACGTTAAACCGGAACATGATAATAATGACGGTTACAGTAATAATGAATAATAGAATAGCAATTTTTACAGATATACATTTAGGAGTACATCAAAATTCAAATTTTTGGTTAGATATTTCTTTAGATTGGGTAGATTGGTTCAAAAAAGATATTAATTCCAAAGGTATTACAGATATTGTATTTTGTGGAGATTTTTTCCACTACAGAGACGAAGTTAGTTTGGTTACATTAGATGCAGGTAATAAAATTTTAGATAAATTAAAGGAGTTTAATATCTTTATGATAACTGGTAATCATGACTGTTATTATAAAGAAACTTCTGAAGTTAATAGTTTATCTATTTTTAAAGGTAGAGATAATATTACGGTATATGATTCTATATATTCTAAATTTGTTGGTGAAAAGAGGTTAACTTTCTGTCCATGGGGTACCAAAATTAATCAGATTTGCAATTCAGATATATTATTTGGTCATTTTGAATTACAAAA